TGTAGATCAAGATCATCCTTCAGTTACTGTTCCACAAGGAGACTTTATACCTCTTGGTAAAATTGCCCGAAATTTGCGAGGAAATGGTAGATCAAATATTGTGGCTTCACCACTTCAGAAAACTTATGAATATAATGATTACACTCCAACTACAGCTCCAGCCATCCTTCATCGCACATTCGTTAATGGGGAATATGTAGACCCATTAGAGAAAGGTCTACGTAAATGTGGTGTTAAAACGGCACTCATTGAGAAAAATAAATTAGAAGCTGCTTTCAAACATTATTCAAACAAAATTTTTAATAATATCGACTCTAATCATTGTAGAGTTTTAACTCATGAGGAATCAATTTCAGGAATTGAGGGTGATCAATATGCAGATGCCATCAACCGCCGCTCTAGCCCCGGATACCCCTGGTCAGATCAGACTCAGGGGCATATAGGGAAAACTAAGTGGCTCGGTAAAGATGACATTTACACATATGATCACCCTGAATTAGTACAGGCATTAAATTATAGAGAAGAGCGTGCGAAACAAGGATTACGTACTCCAACATACTGGGTAGATACACTCAAGGATGAGAGGCGGTCATTGGAAAAAGTGGCCGCAGCAAAAACTCGAGTGTTTTCAGCTGGTTCGATGGATTACATCATTCTGTTTCGCAAGTATTTTCTAGGATTTAATGCGCATGTTATGAAAGAGAAAATTGATAATGAAATTGCCGTAGGTATTAATGTGTATTCACCAGAATGGGACCGTCTTGCTCGTCATTTATCTTCTCAAGGTCCAAAAGTTATTGCTGGTGATTTTTCTAATTTTGATGGTTCATTAAACCCTCAAATTGTTGCCAAAATTGTTGATTTAATTAATGAATGGTATGATGATGGAGAAGAGAATGCTCGTGTCCGCAGAGTGTTGTGGGAGGAAATTACTTCCTCTCATCACATTTTTGAGGACAATGTGTATTCTTGGACACATTCTCAACCTTCAGGTAATCCGGCTACCACTATTATAAATTCTCTATATAACTCCATTTCTATGCGTATCGTG